AGGGCTCCAGAGGTGCCCGAAAGGACGGTAGCCATTCGTGGTACTGAGAATGGTGGACTTACGGGCGAAACCCGGACTCATACAGCTTAGCGTGCGAAGAACAAAACATCTAATCTTGGTCCTCTGCAACGAAAGATGTGTCAATACGACCTACTAAATGCGGACTCGTCTCAGTTGTTGAGAACGTAGGCCCATTTATCGCTCCGGGTCGCATATAAATCCCCGAACCATCTCTGGTAGAGGCAGATAGCCCTAAAAGGGTGGTTACAGCAGTGTCCAAAAGAGTTTGGCTTCTTGCAGGCCCTTTACCTTTTTCGCTATAAACGCGAACAATTACGCTACCTCGCGCAAAATCTAGATTGCTAGTCAACGTTGTTTCAGTGGTTACACCAAACGCAATATTTACACGTACATATTCAGTAGTTGTGTTTGCTGGAGCCGCTGTAATGTTGTCAAAAAATACAGGGACAGCGGGACTAAGAGCACCAAATGCTGTCTGAATTGGGCTTTCTATTGTGGAGCGAATTTGCTGGTATCTCATCGTTTCGCCCTAAAGCCAAAGGTTACTCCTCTCCCAATAGCTTGCCCCATCTCGCTATTGACATACCTTGTGTACCAGTCAAGTTCAGCCGTACTTTCCGCTTTTCCACCTCCAGCAGTGACATCGCCTCTAAAGCCCGGAACAGGCCGAGAACCTTCTCTAACGACATCACCGGCAGGACGCCCAATCTTTTTAAACTCGCCCACCTCTAAATCAAGTGCATACGCTGCATAAGGCTGCGTATTTTCAATGCTGAATTTTTTAACTCTTGCAGTCTCTCTGATAGATGTTGAAAGAGTTGGAACGTCATTCAGGGCGTACGGGTAGCCTCCGCCTGTTGACCCTGATGCCCCTGTACCTACAGGGACAGCGACCCAGCTATCTTGAAACTCGCCACTCCATTCTGGGCCTGCGTCTGCCAAGTCATTCATTATTTCTACTGCTGCATGGCGAGTCACCAAATTGATCAGCTCTCGCATGTCTTGCGGCAATTTAGAGATGTCCTCTCTCCTTGCCATTACTGCGGCCTCGCAACAATCGTGTGGAGCAAAGGATCCTCACCCCGGAGACTCAACACATTTAAAATCTTCGCTTCTCTTGTCACGCCAGCTTGTGAATACTGGATGCGATCGGCTTCAGTTGGATAGTAAGAGTTCAACTCGTCACCACCAATAATTACCTTGATGTCAGTTGTTTGGTAAAGCCCGTCGTTTTCTCTTGCTGAAACATTAGAAATCAAACCCTTCAACACAACTGATGTGTCCGCACCAGTCACAGCACCTGTTGCTGGGTCGTAAGTGCGTGGCGTTGTCGTTTTGACAAGCGTGATGTCTTGGCCCCATTCGTCCAATAGATCTTTGGGGATTGACTTAAAAGTGCTGTCTACAAGTGACATATCAACCTCTCACCATACGAACTTGATAAGAGCCAGAACCTCCAAGGCAATAAGCACCAAGATAAGACTGCAGCCAAGGGTAAACGTCGAATACGTTATTGATAGTTCCAGTAGCTTGGCTAGAAGTGTTGTACTTGACCTTGAGGTCTCCGAGTTCGACTTCTTCGTATAACCCCTTATCGCCGGTAGTCCCTGTAATCGCGTCCGTGTCATTAGCCAGTTCAAACGCTAATAGATATGTAGCTTTTTTAATTGCGTTTGGGATTGCCGAACAGGTCAGCTCTACCCGATCGACATGATAATTATTACGGGGCCAACTTAAGGCTTGGCTTGAATCGCAACGATCACCATAGAAATTCAATGTGTCGATCCAGCTTGTAGCTGAGATCAAAGCACGATTTTTGTTGTCGTCTTGTTTGTTGTCCCACTGCGTTGAGCTTGGGACGGTTTCAAAATACGCATCTGCTTCCGCCAACGTCACAAAGCTGTTGGCTGTTGCGCTTTTGAGTGTGGCGTTGATCGTGGCAGCCATAAGGCAATAATAAGGTGGCCCCACCTAATGGTAGGGCCTTTGCTCTGATCAAGATCAGATGGTGCTGGTATCCAGCGGAGAGTTGACAGTCAACTGAACCATAGGGATCAGGTCGATGTCATAAGTGGCGGCCCACTTGTTAGCGGTAGCCAAGTTGGCGTTGGTGGGGTTGTCACCAGCGTCAGACCACTTGGTACCCATCACGTGATAGGTGCTGTGGTAATCCACAGAAAGCACATCTTGCTTCGAGAGGATGTTGCGATCAGCTTCAATCCGAAGCTCCTGCTGCACACCTTCAAGGATGGTGCCTGACTTAATCAGGTAGCAATAGAACTCACGTTGATGACCACCAGTGCCAGGGGCAACAGTGTTCACTGCAGTGTCAGTAACAACTCGCATTCCTGCGAATTCACCGACTTCGCGAGCGCCAATGCCTACGCCACCACCACCCCAAGTCACTGAGCCAGAAGTGGCAAGTGCTGAAGTAGAGAAGGTCAGCATTCCTACCTGATACAGGTAGTAAGCAACAGAAGGATGGACAATCAGAGTGTCCAGCTCTTCACCACGTTCTCCAAGCTTGGAGCGTGCTTCAGCAACCATGGTTGCACTAAGGAAGTTGGCTTCGGTTGCGCCAGAAGCAGCAGCCTTGCCTTTGTCCAGTGCGTTGGCAGAAAGAGCAGTGCCGAACAAACCAGCAAGCTGTGAGAACAGGCGTCCGCTGTTCAGCTTGTTGATTGCATCAGCCAACTGATTGCGGATGTGAAGCATTGGATCTTCACCAGCAGCCAAAACTGCAATGTCATCTACGGCATACGCGAAACCGCGATGGCAGATGGTTGCAATCTGGGTGCCAGTGCCAATTTTTTGTGGCGTCAGGAAACCAGCAGAGCCGGTACCCCAAGTTGCTGTTCCGTCCAGAATTTCTTCTGTTGGAGATACAGGATTGAACTCAGGAACTTGAATGCGAGTACCGCCGGAGCGGGAATCAAGCAGTGAGTTACGGACAACAGCGCCAGACTTGATAAACAAGCTGCGCTCTTTGATGGCCTCAGACACATAAGTGCTGAGATTATTCCTCTTGACGATGTCCGCGAGTAGGACACCGCCGGAATAATTCTGAAATGGAGCAGCCATTTCTTATTCAGGGATAATGTTTGCGGATGGTCAAGTCACGGACTTGAAATGGTGTCCCACGGGGACTACTTTCCGGCCTCTCTCCTGAGCACGGCTGCAAGATCAGGGTCGGTAGCATCCAAAGCCATTTGCTTTGTTAAGTTAATACTACCCTCTAACCAAGGATTTGCGATGCCTGCGGCACCTGCAGTTCCTGTTGAAGGCTTAGCTCCCATGCCAGCCTGAGTGCTTGGCTTGAAGTGATGTTCATAGCCAGAACCAGGATTTTTTAGCTTGGCTAAATAAACACCTAGGTCTTGCTCGACGCCACCGTCAAGAACTTTGACGCTGCCATCTTCAGACTTCTTAAGACCGTTCTGCACTAATTGCAGCATCTGTTGAGCATTGATTGCTCCAGCCTGACTAATTGCAGACAAAGCAGACGTTTGCATCGCTGCAGTCTCGTTTGAAACCCGAAGCTCTTGCAATTGACGCTCTAGGTCAGCAATTTGCTGTTGCTTGTCTTGAGCAGTTTTGTTGGCTTCTTCCCAAAGAGGCTTCCACTGGCCCTGTTCTTCCAGCGTTTTTTGACGTTCTGAACGCATCTTTTCATCAAGAGCATTCATCTTGTCTTTAATACGCTGGAATTTGCCTTCAGCTTCTTCAGCGCGAGCTTTTTCAGCTTTAATTTGCTGTTCGTAAACAGATGAATCAATAGCAGGAGTTTCAGTCGCAGCCACGGGCTGATCAGGAGTTGCCACGGGCGTCTCCTGGATGACTTGTTCTTCCATTGGAAAAAGTAGATTTACTCTTCTACTTTACTGCTTTTAGCTTTTTTAGTTTCTTTCTTTGCAGCAGGAGTTGATGATCCCTCTTTTTTGGGAGGATTGATCTCTTCAAAACGAAGTCCCATGAGAATAAGAGCTGTTGTGCCCCTACTGTACCTCTGTTGACTGATCTTGCGATTCAGCTGCGTTAGGCAGGATTTCACCCTGCACCAACATGTCGCGGAACTCTTCGCGATCAATAATGCTGTCTTGGAACAGCTGAGCCATTGCCGTAATGTCTTGACCGATAAGACGCTGAAGGTCAAAATCACGGCTAATTTTTACTTCAGGTGGCTCAATACCCAAGTAATTAGCAGCCAGGTTATAAGCCTTTTGCAAACCTGACTCCAAGTCCATGGAAACCATCGACAACATTGAATTTGTGTCGATACGGTCTAATCGTCGTGCGTCAGCTGATTCAGCTACGAATTTTTGTTGGCTAAGCGTGCTGATGCCCAACGTCGCCATTTGTTGCTGTAATTCTTGGATCTCCGCAGATTGCGCTTCAAAAGCACTAGCGGCAGGCTCCACGTAATAGACCTTGTTTCCCGGCTGTGTCGCCATCGCATAGTTCACACTTACAGCCATATCCTTAGTCTGATCGTCCCAACCCTCAAGTACCAACATCGGTTGTGATGCGATATGCAAGCTATGAATCAGGTCAGCTTGGCGCTGGAAATGAGCAAGATTTAGATGAGCAATATCCAATAACGGTGGACGGCTTGTCAGCGTGTCCGTCTTGTTCGCGTAGATCGTGACCAGGGGGACTTGATCAAGTGAATACGGCCCAGATTCAACAAGCTCAAACTCCGCCGTAGCGTCTGATTGGTCAAACGAAGAGGGGTATGGGAAATTCCCTTGCATCGCTTTCTTTTGCTCTTCTTGTCGATAGACGCGATAACGACCCGGCTCAATGACACGAATTTGGTCATACACCTTTTCTCCGAACTCACCATCTGGGACAACAGCCTTTTCGCCAATACGCACTTGCGTCAGGTTGCCGTAATTTGATTCACGATCCAAACGCCAGCCATACACTTTGGTGGGATCAACCTCAATCCAATATGGACGACGGTTTAATGCACGCTCTTCTGCAAGGCTCCGGGCTTCTGTTGGAGCGGGAAAGTCAATCAACGTATGGCAATGGCCATAGGTCAATGCACAGATCACTAGACGACGTGCATATTCGTCTAGATCTGAACCGCAGCCATCAACGTCTTTGTTAAAAACTTCTGTCCAATATGGATCACCAACAATATTGATTGGCTTACGCAGAATCAAACCTGCTGCCGCTCGAATCAACCGTTGGGTATATGGCGTGAAGACAGCACGATTTACACGCGCTAGGTATGCGGAATAGTCTTCGCGGGGCTCTAATGGTAGGAATGCTTCGCTGTTATCACGTAAATACTCGGTGCCAGAAACCACGGCTTTCATGATTTCCCAGCCTTTCATCTGGTCAATCACTGCCCGTGTTCGGACAAATGGACTGTCAACACTCCCCATATAGGAGCTGCTGACCAAATGGGTCCGAACGAGCCCTGGGACGGAGTAAGTCATGTCATTATTTTAACCGCTGATTAGTTGTTGCAACCCCATCTCCTTCGAGCGGCTTTACCTCGTTCGCCAGTCCAACTTTTGCTGCGAGCACAAAAAGATTTCTTGCGTGCTGCTTCTTTTTTGGTTTTAGGCTTGCCGGTAACAGGTGGTTTTAAGTTTGAACCGGTCTCTTTATTATATTTAGCCCTGCCTTTTGCAGTCAGACCTGCACCTTTACTTGCTGGGAGTTTTTCACCCCGACCAACGCTAAGATTTGGCCCCTTTTTACGTTTTTTCTTTTCAGCCATTACTTCTTCTTTTTGGGTGGTTTTTTAGCGGTTTTAGCAGATTTTTTAAAGTCTTTTGCAGTTGGTGCGCCGGGATCTCCTGGTTTTCTCATTTTTTCACCAGATCCAGCTGCAATGCGCTTCTTTTTCGCTGCAATATTTGCGTACAGCCCTTTTTTCTTCTTAGCAGGACGCCCCTTTTTGCTTCCGTAAGTTCCGCGACCTTGGGGCATGACGAGGGCTGACTTTGGCCTAGTCTAGCCCTTCGTGCCAATCAACAACAATCTTGAAGTGCCCAAAGTGCGGGAGCAGCAGCCGCGTCATCTCCATCAACAAGAAAAAGCCAGAAGAAATCCGTCGTTACAGGAAATGCACCGCCTGTGACCACAAGTTTGTGACCACCCAAGGCCCTGAAGAGATCGCACAAAGGAAGCAAGTTCTTTATCGCAAGGGCGAAGACCAGCAAAATTCAAAACTCACAGAAGATACCGTGCGTGAGATGCGTGAATTTGCTGCTGGTGGCGCTAGCTCGTTTGACTGTGCCTTTGCTTTTGATGTGGCGCAAACAACTGCATATAGAGCAATCGTTGGACTGTCTTGGCGACACGTCCAATAGCAACCTCAATACAACCGATAAGACGTAGCGCCCATCGTCTCCGGTTTTGCCAAATTAAATTGTTGCAAAACTAAATAACCGAACGCATCAAAGGCGTGGTCAACTCCTAAATTCTTGTTTGGGAGTCCTGTTCCAGGCGCATAAGTCAGTGTTCGCAACGATTTGATCAGGTGTTTACACCTCGGATGCACCACTGTCCTTCGCGTCCCAGCAGCATCAAGCAATGCAGTGTTGACTGCTGTGATCTTGTCGCGGATTTTCCATGCAGCCCTAGGTGATTGGACCGTAAATCCACTGCGGCGCAAAATTGCATGGTCCGTTACACCAACCCCACTCGTCTTCCTTGCTCCGCCCGTAGGGTCTGGGCACGCAATAATCCTTCGATCCACACCATATCTACGTGTAACTTCCTCGGCAAAATCCCAGGTTGTTGCACCGCCAGTCAACATAATCTCGTCAAATACATATAACGTCTCGCCATCTTTGACCGCGCAAATACCACTCATCGGATCAACGTTAAAGTCAACTCCTAAAAGCAATGGCTGGATACTTATATCCTTGGCTTCTTGAGAGATGTTCTCATCACCAAAGCTGATTGCAACAAGACCCGTAAGGTTCTCGAAGCTTGCCTCAAATTCTTGGCGGAATGTTCTTGTGTCAAGTTGGGCGCGGGCTGCCTCGACCTCGCGCTTACTTACATTCCCGCCGTCAATCGTCGTATAACTCCACCTCTCCCATAATCCTGTCTCGTCTTCCGGCACATAACACCACAAGTCATAAAACCAACTGGCCGTGCCGTCCGGCGTTGAAATAAATAATGCCCAACCCTCCTTATCCGCTAACGCAGGTCGAATTACCTCAAACCATACGTCCGAACTCATGAAGGCAGCCTCATCCAGTACGACCCCGGATAAGCTGCGACCCCGCAAGGCCATTGCGTTCTCTGTTCCCTTTAACTCGATCGTTGATCCATTGATCAACTCAAGTCGTAGGTCGGTTTCGTTCTTACTCTTGATCCAAACTTGGGGCACAAGCTTCTTTAATGCTCGCCATGCAATATCCTTTGCCATCCGATACGTCGGAGCACAATAAAAAAATGTCTCCCCAGGCCGATTGATCGCTCCACGCACCAATTCAACGCAAGACAAATACGATTTGCCGAAGCGACGACCTGCTACTAAGACTCGAAAGCGTTTTTCGCACGAAAATACTTGGCCTTGAGCCCATCGAAGCTCAATTGGTTCGGTTTTTTGGCTCATAAATGCCACATTACACAGATTCTTGACCCCTGCCCCCTCTAATAGGGGCTAGAAGCCTTTCTACCAGTTAAGATCTTGGAAAAGGTCGTATCAAGCATGACTCAAGACGAACGCCGTACCACAAATGCAAAAGAAGATCGTGTGCGGCGTTTATATCGTCGGCAGTTAGAGGGCTTGTCTGCTAGGGCGCTTGTTTATGAACATGTTGAGCGGGAACAGGTCAGTATCAATACCGCTTGGCGCGATTGGGCTGAAGTAAAGCTTCTCGTTGATGAAGATTGGAAGTCTGACCGCGAAAATATGTTGGCGCGGCTTCAGCACATGCGTACCAAACTATTTAATCAAGCGATCAAGAAGGGGCAATTGCAGACCGCAAGTCAGGTGCTGGATTCGATTGGGCGTGTGATTGGCGAGTCCACCGAGATCGTCAACATTCAGGCTCCTGATCTGACTATCAAAATCCAGGACAAGACCGACTGATACGACCTCAAAACTCAACCCCCACCCCCCGGCTCCCATTGATCATGGGGGCCTTTTTTAGCACAATAGAACTGTTCGGCGGATATATGTTTGGGGTACGAGGGATCCACTATGACAGTCGGCGAACCGGAACCCTGCCCCCCTGTTCTGTGCTAGTGGGCAAAAAATATGGTAGAATATTAGGGAAGAGAAAAACGAAAACGTTTCGACCTTCGCTGAACCTCGACAACTGAACCACTTGGGAGCCGATCGGCACCAATCGCAGGCAAGGCGGGCACCACGTCCGCCTCCCGCCTTGCGGTCTCACCTGCTGACCCCTTCGCGGGGCTGCTCCCAAGCAATGCGAGGAAACCACCCAAACCAACGGACCAAACCATGCGATACATCTGCACACGGTACGACGGAATTGAGGCAGGCTGGCAGCCGGTAGGCCGTCCCAATGCAAAGGCAGACGCTCAACGTCTGGCAACGCTACGGGCTCGGATCAACCCCAATAGGCTCTACCGCGTAGCAGCGTTAGCTCCTGAGTTGCCTAGCTTCGTTTGATCGTGTCAAACATTACCCAGTCCGCAGTTATCCGCTCTGTACTTCCAGAAGTGTATGAGCGGGTTTCCGCCGGTACGTTCGATGATGAGCAGCTTTACGAAGCTCTCTGCGTCATCGTTCGGATGGAATCAGAGACACGTTCCGACGCTCAGTGCGAGGAGCTAGCGGATAAGGTCCACACTTGGATCACCGCTCACATCGCCTAATCAATCGCCCGGCTTCGGCTGGGCTTTTATTCTCTCCGTACCAACAAAACAACACCATCATGGATCACAAAGTCACCCATCGTTTCGATGCTTCCGGTTGCCGTTTATCGCTTCGGGCTTTCGAGATTGAAGCACGGACGGCGACAGGTAGCGTTGAGCTACGGAGTATTGGCAAAGAGATTCTTAGGAGTTCGATCCTCGATTATGTTTCCGCCGAAAGATGGAACGATGACGGGAGAGACCACCTAGAGGATGTGATCAAGTACGCAACGGAAGCGATTCGCAAGATCGACGAAGCTGCGGAAGCTGCCAAGAACTAAGGAATCGCCCGGCTCTGCCGGGCTTTCCTCTTGTCTGCTAGTATTCTAAAGATCAACCAATCAACCACACCATGGAAACCTTCAAAATCGTTCGGTCGTTTGCCCCAAGCCTCAACAAGTCAGACCGCACCATCAAACGCGGTTTAACGCTTGACGAGGCACAGGCACACTGTCGCCGTCCCGATACTCGTGAGGCTGGCGTCTGGTTTGACGGCTACACAGCCGAATAACCGTCATCAATGGCTGGCCTCAGGGCTGGCCTTTTTTTATCCGTACCAACAACACCAAACAACACCATGCGAAAGATTGAGCAGAACATGATTGGAGCCGTCCGTCAGTTGCTAGGCAAACCGAATCAGTACAAACGCGTCGGCGCGAATACTGAGGTTTCAACCAACAACAATGGGGCCGTTTCAATCGACCTCCATGGAAACCAGATCGCGTCTGTGACGTGGTCGGCTTCCGGTCAGTGCTTCCTTTTTAGTATCTATTCAAACGGCTACCTGTGGCACAGCCGAACCACCTTCAGCCGGGTTAACGCTTTGGCTTGTCACTTGATCGGTGCCTCGGTTTTGTACTCCAAACGAGGCGAGAAGATGCTGGCTCGGAAACGTACCAACACAACGAAGAGCGACCGGGTGTGGGATCAAATCGACCATTACTCCTGGAGTATTAACCAATGGCAAGCAATCTGAACCAACAAACAACAGACCCCATCAAGGGGTCTTTTTTTATGCCTTGTTGTTGACGGTTGATCACATTGATACTATATTTGAGGAGTAGTTACAACTACAACCAATGAACCAACCCAAACAACAAACACACGTCTTTCATCTCTGCCAGTACACCGAAGCCCACGGCCATCAAGTCGTGTATCAGCTCTCAACGTCCCAACAAGATGCAGACGAACTAGCCGACGGGTGGAATCAGACACTAGCCGAGCGCGGAATCCCTGGTTCCGTTTGCTCCTGGTACATCACCGGTCCGCACCAAAACACCTCAGGTTTTAACTAATGAACAACTCTGACGACTTCATGCTCCCTAGCGAGCTTGAACCAGCTTGGCCGCCATCCCTTGAAGATATTGAAGCCATGGAGCTGGACGAATACGACCGTTCCAAGTTGGACGACCTGATCGCTGAAGAACTCTGGCGCGAATCCCTGCCATCCGTTCCAACACCAGCAGAACTAAACCCAAACCTCAAATGAAAACTCAAACCTATTCGGTTTCCATTGAACAGCACATTCATTTAATTGTTGAGTTTGAAAGCGAACAAGATTTTATTGATTGGGAGGATCTTGGGTCTTGTATATCTGATCTTCATCCCTCTCAGATTGCCAGCGAGAAGATCCATTCTGATTGGCGTCCTGTTTAATTTTTTGTCCAACTTATCCAACTTGTCCAAAATTAATGTCAACCCAACAGGAAGTCCAAGCCCGCCTCAGTTACACAAGAGCAATGCTCGAACGCGGTATCCGTACCGCTTCAGTCGCCACAATGGTTAGCGCCAAATTTTGCGTCTCACGTTCCACCGCATATAACGACATCACAGCCGCTCAAGCTGAGATTGAGTTGAGTGACGATGGACCAAGCCTGGAGGAGTCTTCCGAACCAATCAACACCGACAGTGTCCTAGCGATGCTCCAGCATCGTCTGGAGGTGTCTGTGGCTACTGGTGACGACAAAGCAGTCTGCAGCCTGATCAAAGCCATGAACCAAGCCAAACAATGGAACGGGTACAACACCCAATCCGTATCACCCTTCGCTTAACGCACCAATGAACATCAACACAAAAACCGGCGAGCTTTTGATAGCTACCTTGGGACGTTACACCAGCAAAACTGAGAAGATCATCTTCTTTAAAACCAGGGCTGGTTCCCTGGTTAGCAGCTATTACATCAGCACCTTTAACTCGATTAAAGAAGGTGATGGTTTGATGCTGTCTAACTCCTGCGACCCTGATCAAGTCATCGATGCTGATCAAGTCGCCAAATGTAAAACTTTCATCCGTAACCACTCATGACTTACCACTTTCTGCCACGAGAAGAATACGAGGTCTACAAGCTTGAAAGGATACTAAAACATCTTGAAGGCATCATTAAACGTGAAAATAAACGGCATGAAATGGATCAACATCTTCACAGTCACACGATAGAACTTCTTGAGTTGGAGTTAATACCAGCTCTTGAAGCTGAAGTAAATTACGACCCAACACCTGACACAGCCTACGATTTCTTTCACCAATGAATCAAGAACTGATCACACAAAAGCTAGAAATGGCTAAACTTCAAGAGATCCTTGAAGAGCTTCAATCCATTATTGAGCGTGAAAAGAAGCGCCATATGATGGATGAACACCTTTCGCATTCAATGCGGGATCTTCTCGAATATGAGATCATTCCATTGTTGGAAGCAGAAGTAAACTACGACCCAACACCAACCACAGCCTACGATCTCTTCCACCAATGATTACACTTGAAGACCGCATCAGGACACGCATCAATCTCTTAGAGCAGTGTTTAAAAGACGCTGACTCTCTTGAAGAACGCGAATCTCTTACACGTCAAATTAACCAACTTCGTAGACAACTTTCGAGCTAATGACTAACGACTTAATCTCACGTCAACAGGCTGACCGTGCCATCAACCAACTGTTATCTGTCATCGTTGGCAAAAGACAAGCTGTAGCCTCTAATCATCTGCAAAATTACATCCCAGAACGTTTAGAGCTTTGTTTGAAACTAATTGGGCAGGAGATGGAGAACGACATAAAATTGGGTGATCCTGAAATGGTTGGCGCTGCTTTGAGTAGATCTCAACGCAAGCTATCAAGCGTTCAATCATTAAAGGTTTTATCAACTTTAATTAGAGAGGTTGAATGGTCATGACTAGCTTCTCAAGTTGGTCTAAAAGACCGGAAGAAATGAGAGCAGCCGCTAAAGCCAGGGCAATTGCTGCGCTCCACCAAAAACACAGTAAAGGGCTAACAAAATTAGAACGGGCTTACCTTCATGCCCTAAAGACTGGCCGCCTTGATCTTGATGATTAACACCAGGGCCAGCTAACTTCTAGTTCTTCTTCCCATGAATGGCCGTTTATCGGTCGTTCTTCAATGTAAGCAGTCAGCAGACGTTTCATCTCTATGAATGGGATTTCTACTTCTTCGGCTGCTTTCGCCACATTCTTCTTTCCCCGATAACAAAGGTCTAACGCTTCCTCAAGCTTCATCCCACCGCTCCAACAGCAACCATCGACATATATCGGTCCATACGCTCTTGCCACCTAACTTCGCAGCCACGCATCTCTAGTTCGCTAAGCATCCGTAATTGAATGGTCCCATTGGGCTTGCCAATAATTACCGCTCCACCACCAACACGGATGCCAGCTCTTTCATGCAGGGCAAGGCTGTAGGCACCAAGTTGATCTTGGTGATCTTTCAACCAGGATTCAGGCTTATCTGTTTCCCTGCCGCTAGTTTTAAAATCGCAAATCGTTAGTCCTAGTTCTGTATCCAACAGGGCATCTGCCGTTCCAGCAAAGCCTGATGAATGGCTAACGCTAAATTCTGAGGCATGAATGGCCGTTACCGCTCCACTCACCAGCCAGTCGGATAAACCTCTGGCGTACTCACGGGCTGCCCACGATACTTTGGGCGCTCCCTTTTCTGACTTCTTAAGTGCCCAGGTGGTGATGGCTTTTGGAGGACGTGCCAAACCATCATCCCAAACCTTCCACGCTCCTTTCTTGTTGGCACTTTGACGGGCCAACTTTGCTGCGGTCTTAAGCACATACTCGCAATGCTCATGGGCAACAGTACCCCGGTCACAGGCAAGATCACGCTCCAATGAACTGCCAGGTCTCTTGGACCATCGTGCCAATGCATCTTTTTGGGATTGAGGGGCTGTGTGCTTCAGGATATGGGTGACAGAGTGATATATCTGCCCTTCTTGATCTCTGTAAACCCTGAATGGGCCAGAGTTATCTTGTTCCAGTTGCCATCGACGCAGTGACGCCAATATGTCTTGAGCGTCAAGCTGCTCCGTCATAATCCTCGTTCAATAAAGCCTCTGATTTTTCATTGAGCCATTGGCGCATAAGTTGGTTCGCTTTTGGCTCGACCAAGTGGGCGCTCGAAACCCATCCTCTTAGATGACCAACGACGACAGCAACGGAACCGTCTTCTAGAAACTCTGTGACTGTCTCGGGTAGTTCTGTTGTACCGGCCATTAGACGCTCTTTCCCAAATTTACTTTACATGAAAGCGAGGCTTCGTCAAGGGTAAATTTAGTTGACTCACAAGGTTCTCCAAAGTACACCAGTAACGATGTGTTTTCTTAGGAGTACAAGTTTTGTTGTGATAAACGATATAATCTAAATAATCTTTTTCAGGCCGATTTTCATTAAAAAGTTTGTTCATTTTTTTGTTTTTTATAGCCTCTCCTGGCTCAAGACAACTGTAATCAACTGATCCTTCTCTCGGGTCTTCAATCTCTTTCCCGCAGACATCACATGTCCAGCCAAATCTTAGCTTAATTGCGTAAAAATTAGGAAAGGCACCGTTTGCGTCTGGTTCCGTGAAAACTTGGAAACCCATGGTCATAAATCTCTTGTAAAAAAAAGGGGCGCAAGGCCCCCGCTCCAAAATTACTCTTGGTCTTCCCAATACCCTTCAAGTTTACGGCCAGCCTTTAACTCAGCCAAATGACGCAGAGAAACGTGAATGTCATGAAGCCAGTCGCGTTGATCGTCCATCGTTTCATTCAACTCAGCTAAATGCTCGTCGATGTTCTCAAGACTTTTGTCGAAGTATTGCCCTCCGTTTCGCGGAGCAAGCTCTGCGAATCCACCTGCAACATTACTAAGAGCATTTTCGATGCCTTCAGTATTGAAATACGGTGTTTCAGGAAGGTTGTTACCAATCCAACCAAGAGATTCTGAGATTGATCCCAAGGATTCGGTGATATGCGGCTCCATGGTTCAACCCTCGCTGAACGGATCGTCGCCTGTCACCATTCGGTTCAGGTCAAATCCAGCTGCTTCGACTTTTACCCAAGCCTTTTCCATTGCTTTCTCGTCATGCTCGTCCTCGTCACGGGGAACGATCAACAGCTCATAACGCACCATGTCAGCTTTGATCTTGCTCAGCTCAAAATCCCAGTCCAGCAAGTTCTTGCTGTACTTCTTGTTCAAGCCATACTTTGCAAACTGACGTGCCAATGAAATGTGTGAAACTTCAAGGACTTGGACTCTATCCATGTCCCAGTTGTAAACAGGCCATGTCAAGCATTGTTGTGGCTTGCGAATAGCTGTCTTGTCATAATTCATCGACTGAACATATTCAGAGCCAAGCTCTAAATCAATCTCAT